AGCAAAGGTATTTGCAAGGTAGGCCTCAAGGTCAAAGGCACTGTCGGCCAGTAGCTCCTCGGATACCTTGACAATCGTGCCCGCCTTGTATGCCCCAAGGGTAACCTGGGTATAGGTAGGATCGCTCTCGGTATAGTTCCCACCCTCGGAGGTCCAGGCGGCAGTTCCAGCACTGGACTCCACAGGGATGGCCCGATCCCCGCCCGTTCGGATCACGGTAGCCAACTGGCGCATCACATTCTCGTCGGTCAACTTCTGCACTAGGGTCCGTTCGAACTCGTCAGGCACCAGGTACCCACCACTGGCATCTGTGCCAACAACCATGGATCGCACCTCTGGATCAAACAACAGGCGCACCTGGTCAGGCATCAGGGCATTGCTACCAAGTTTCAGGGCATCCCAGAATGCCTTTCGGTATTCTGCCGTTTGAGATACCTTTAGAGGCTTACCGTCAGGCAGGTATACCTCTTTCCCGCCAGCCTTCCTGGTCTCCATGCCCTCCATGGCCTTCTCGGCCTCTTCCAGCTTCTCTATCCTTCGGATCTCCTCGCCCAGGGCATCCACATCAGCCATGATGCGATCATATTTTGCAGTTTCCTCGGCAGTCATGGACCGCTTTTCCTTGTCGGCCAGATCCACCACTTCCCTGGCCTGTTTCACCAGGGCAACCCTCTTTGCATACAGCTCTTTCAATTTGTTCATGACTCTCAACCTCCTATGATTTTGTTTAATAAATCCAACGTCCTCCGCACAACCTGCATAGGCACCTGCCCCACCCCCTCGTCCGCCTGGACTCCAGGGATTGATCGCAGGATGCGATACACGTCCTTTGCAATCTCTTTGTCCTTTGCACTCAGGGCATCGCCCCTCTCATGCTTCTGTAGGACCTCCTCCAGGGCCCCCAGTAGCCCCATCCTCTGCCGTGCGGTTACGCTCGTTTGTGGGTAGGCAGGAAAGGCAACAGGAGACACTTCCAGTAGCTCCACCTTTACCAGCTCTCGGATCGTTTCCCCATTCTCGCTTACAAACCGATCCCCACCCTTCGGAACGATAAACCCGAACGACATTTGATCCACGTACCCGCCCGCAATCAGGGCCCTAAAATCCTTGGCAAACTGCGTTTCCGGAAGCACAATCTCGATGTACAGCCCTTTGTCGTCCTCCTGCAATCTCAGGGTCCCATTTTTCGTACGCCCCAGGACATAATCGGTATTGTGATTCCACAGGGCCCGCACATCTGCCCCTCCCTGGATGCTATCCCTGAACGCCCCTGGAAGTATGCGCTCTCTGAATCCATACAGGGGCACACTCAGGGCGCCGAACACAGCCGCATATCCTTTGATCACAGGGCCAACTCCAGCCATCTGCTCCACACTTAGTACCTCAAATCTTACAGATCGATGCTCCACCTTGCCCCTGGCCTCCTCCACCTCGGATGCTCTCTGGAATGCAGGAGGCTCCTCGTCGAATCTCCTGTACTGCTTCGCCGCCTCCTCGTATACCGCCTGTCTGTCCTCGTCGCTCAGATTCGTGCCACCTCTTGCACCGTTTATGGCGGCAATGATGGCCGCCAGGGCCCGAAAAACAACCTTAGGGCCATCCCCGATGATATCCACGTAAGGGAACTTGTATGCCCCCAAGGTTTCAGGATTGTCCTCATCGAACCATAAAAAACAGGTCTTATACTTCGCAAAATCGACCTCGTCTCCTCCTGCCCAGGCCCGAATCCTCTGGACCGCCTCATTACCATCCCAGGGCCGATCCCTATCGGCAAGAGGCCAATTTCTCGATCTGATAACCATATCACCCCCCTCTATCTCAAGTTTTTATTCCCATATTATCACCTGGTGCAAGGATGCATTCGCAACCAGCATGGAGAGGCGGATTCCTGATAGGCCTGTCCGCAACAAACTGCCCGCCAGCCCCATTGGATAGCACCTCACCACTGTTCACAAATGCCCCTCCTACAGGCACAACCTTGCCGTTCAATTGCCTGCAGTAAGGGCATTCCTCTCGCTTTGTATTTACCCATACTACCTTCGTTGCCCCAGATTCTTTCATACAAACCCTGGCCAACACCCCATGCATATTAACCAGCTCCTTGGCTACAATTCGGTCCACCCTGTCGGACTCCCAACTATCCAGCTCTTCCTCAACCATTCCCCTCTCGATAGCCTCGGTAAGCTTAGCCAGAGAATACCCTGCATGCTCCCTCCCAAATATTATCGCATACTCGGAGGCATGCCTTTGCATGGATGCCCTATCCACAGGAGGCCTACCCATCTCGTCCTCCAGGTGTGCCGCTACAGTATCGGCAACCGCCGCAACCACAGGCCGTATCGCAGAGGCGATCCTGTCCTTTGCCCTATCATAGTAGGAGGCCGCCCAGGCCAGGAGGCCTGTAGGGTCCTGCTGTGCCTTGCGCCGTATATCCTTAACCTCCCCAGCCACAATCCTTTTGACGGCATCCAATAGGACAGGCTTATAGCCCTTCACCGCTCGGTGCCTTGCCGCCCATGATGGCACCGCCCTACTCTCGGCAACCGGAGGCATAGGGCCGCCCTCGATGGCCCTCGCACCACCAGCAGGCACCATGTTCAACGGCACCAGGTAGGTGTCCCCTCCTGGGATAGGATTCAAGTTTTCCAGCTCCCGAACATCATTCGCCGACAACCAGCCCCACTGCCGCCCGATCGAATAGGCCCTAAACCTGCTCTCGGTATCGCCCCGCAGGAGGCCCTCCACCAGGAACTCGACAAATAACTCACCTGACAGCCCCAGGAGGCGTTTATTGATTGCCTGTTCCCACCGTACCAGCCAGGGCCTGATCGTGTGGACAACAAAATCGATGGCTTGCTGTTCCACATTCGAATAGGTCGACCGTTCAAGGTCTCCTACCATATGAGGAGGTATGCGAAAAATCCTCGCAATCTCGTTCAACTGGAACTTCCTCGATTCCAGGAACTGGGCATCCTCCGGAGGTATCCCTACCTGGGTCCACTTCATCCCCTCTTCCAGCAGTAGGATTCGGTGGCTTTTCCCCAGCCCAGAGTATTTCTCGGCCAATGAACTTTGCAGGTGTTTGTATGCCTCCTCGCTCAACTGGGCAGGATGCTCCACAATCCCACCCAGGTGGGTCCCATCACCGAAAAATCTTGCCCCGAACTCCTCCATGGCCAGGGACAGGCCGATGGCCTCCCTGAATAACCGTACAGGCGAATACCCTACAATCCCATCATGCGACAGGCCCCGAATATGCAGGACATTATCAGGAGGCAACGAAACCCGCTCCCCATTTAGGAACGTGTACCAGTACCTCAGCTCACCATTCACCCGCTCAACGGTCATCCTATCAGGCCGCAGGGGCCACAACTCCTTCGGTAGGCCATCCCTGCCCCATACCACCTCCGCATAGGCATTGCCCCACAGGGCCAGGTGGCCCATCATGGCCTCTCGCATCTCAAAACTTGTCAACTCTGGATTAGGGGCATCATGCAAAACAGTGTATAAGGGATTGTCTACCGCCCTTTCCTTACCTTTGCCCAGTCGCCTATATAGGATCAACGGCAGGGAGGCAACTGTTTCGGCCAACACTCGGACGCAGGCATACACAGCGGCACAACTTAGGGATTTGCCTTCCGTTACATATACACCAGAGGCCGCCTTGACTCCACCAAAACTGTCAACTACCCACTGCTCCAGATCCCGTTTTGCGAATAGTTTCTTCAGGATTCCCCACAATTGTCCACCCCCATTTATTAATCTTAACCTATCTACAACTATTGTCAATAAATGCCTCGATCACAATGCTAAAACACCCCTCTCGTTGTATACGCTCTGCTTCGCATTTTGGTGCCTTACTGCTCGGTCGATCGCCATCACCAGGGCCACAATCCCGTCCACCCTTGCCTGGCTATTTGCCTTGTCGATTTTCAGGTTTCCAGCAGGGTCCTGCTTGACAACCACACCATCGGCCATAAACCGTAGAACAGGATTCCCGCCATGCTTCACCTTTTTCGCAAGTAAACGCCGCTCAAACTCCTTCATCGGTGCCGCCATGCTTATGAACCCCTGGCCCATACCGTACACTTTCAGGCCCTCCTCCTGTAGCTCGCCACCCAACTGGTATCCCTGGAACAACCTGTCAATGTTCAGGTCCACCAGGCCGAACTTCTTGGCGTCCTCCAGGATCACCGCTTTGATGTAGCCGTAATCGATCACCTCCCCAGGCGTTACTTGCAAATACCCTGCCCTCGCCCAGGAGGCATATTCGTGCCTGTACTTATTCCCCTGGTCGTTTAACCTCGCCTCAGGGCACCAGAATCTTGCAACCACGTCGATCGTGTCAGGGTCCTCTTCCCTGGGAAACACCATCACCCAGGCGCATAAGTCGGATACCGCCGCCAGGTCAAGGCCTCCAAAGCAGGGCCGCCCAAGTAGGGCACTCTCTGGAAGGCTTCCAGCCCCGTTTTCGTCCCACAACTTCAGGTCGATCCACCTGGATTGCTGTTGCGTCCACTGATTCAAATACAGCCTTCTAAACGTGTTCTGGTAGGATGGCATCTCCAGGGCCTTTCGGCACTCATTCGAATAATACTCCTCGGTAACCGTAACTCCCAGGCTCGGATTTGCCTTGCGCCACACCTTCGGATCGGTCCAGTCGTCCTCCTCCTCTGCCTCATAGATTGCCGAATACATCGATGGATCGGCAACAATCCCCTTGCTTACCTTCTTGGCATACTCGTAGATCTCATAGCAAATGGAGTTACGGTCATACCCTGCTGTAGTAACGGCAACGATCAAAGGCTGTTCTCTCGCCCCTGTCGATGTAGTCAGAACATCCCACAGCTCCCTATCTGGCTGTGCATGTAACTCGTCAAAGATAATCCCATGGGCATTCAGGCCATGCTTTGATGGGGCATCTGCCGATAGGACATGGTAGGCAGAGGCTGTTTCCAGGACCGCTATTGTCCGCTTATAGATCTTGCACTTCCTACTCAGCACTGGACTCGCTAGGATCATCTGTTTTGCCGTTTCGAACACAATCCCTGCCTGGTCCCTGTCCACAGCCGCCGAATATACCTCTGCCCCATATTCCCCATCGGCAAATAGCAGGTACAGGGCAATCCCTGCCGCCAGGCTTGACTTTCCTGCCTTCCTGGGCAGTTCCAGGTAGGCCATCCGATACTTGCGCCGCCCATCCTCTCGTTTCCATCCGAACAGGTCCCGTACAATCTGCCTTTGCCAGGGCAGTAGGACAAATGGCTCGCCTGCCCACTTGGATTTAACATGGCGCAGGTACCGCTCGAAAAACAGTTCTACCCTGTTGGCCGCCTCGTCATCAAAGTAGTATTCATGCATCAGATACTACCCTCGGCTTAAAAAATATCTCGTCCTCATCCTCCTGGGCCCCAGGAACAACCATCCTTGCCCGATCGGATGGCGATAGGCCGAATAGGGAGGCAAACTTCCGGACGTTGTCCATACAGGCCTCCATGATCCCCACCTCTGGATACTTGTGGCAGGTCTTATCATATAGCCTACCCTCTTTATCGTATCGGTCAACCGTATAAGTCTGCCCATGCTCCTGGATAAACTTGGCCGCCTTGATATACTGGGCATAGGTTTCGCAGTACATGGCAAGGACCGCAACATCCAGGTCGGACATTAGTTTCAGCCTGGCCAGGTGTGGAACAATCCTCCGCCACTCCCTCTTTGCCTCCTTACTCATCCACCTCGGAGACTTAGGTGCACTTGCATCAGGATTTGGTGCCAGTCCATTGATAGGCCGCTTCCCTGGATTGCCCTCCAGAATCTTGATTGCAATAGGCTTCGGTTTTCTTCCTGTCATAACTCCTCCCAGTTCATATACTCAGGATTTATTTCCCACTTCTTATCAGGGCCCCTCTTTACCAGGCCCTTCTTCTCCATGCTCCTCAAACAACTTGCCACAGCTCCCACCCCATTCCCCATAAGTTTTGCCAACTCAGCTATACTGATCGGCCCCCCACCAGCCTGCTTTAATGCTTCATAAAGCTTTCTCCTTGGCAAGGAACCATCAAAGGCGTCCAGCTGGTAGTCGCTCCATACCATATCAGGCGTAAAATACTTATACCCATTTCCCAGGCCATACTTTGCCTTGATCTCCTCTATGTACCTCAGCCGTTCCAATTCCTTCTCATCAACAGCTTCTGCCATCACAGCACCTCCGCCAATTCAGGGAATAATTCTCCAGTGTCAATGTCGGCCATGGAAAGGACCTTCTTGGCATTGTGCAACCGCCTAATATCGATTTCCTCTAGGCCTTGTAGCCTCTGTACCTCCTCCCAGGTGTACCACAGGCCGCGCTCGAACTTTACTCTGCCGTCCTCAAATGCAATAAACCGCTCACCAATGGCCTTGGAGAAAAACAACTTCCACCGCCTTTTCTTTGCAGGAGGCCCCTCCTGCTCGGCCTGTTTCTCGTTCTTCGGTCCAGCCTGTTTCATTTTCTCAAGGGTCCAGGCCCTCATATACTCATCCACCATGGCATTAAACATAAGCCGTTTAGCCTTGGGCCCTTTTACAATAGGGATGCTCCCGCACAGGATCACCTCCCCTCCCTCTCGTTCTACAGCCTCTTTCAGATCCGCCAGCGTCATACACAACCCCCAGGAACCTCGTTCCCCCAGGATGTCCATCCAGGACGCAGATTCCTTGCAAATAGCTCAATATAATTCATATTAGGGTACATTTGCTCTATGATTTCATATACTTGCCATGGCTTTTTACTGTGTATTTTGTTCTCCCCATAAATAACACTATAAACCCTTTTTTTTGGCAACATAGATCCCTTTGTCCCAATTAACAATAGTTCATGCTTCCCGAATACATAGAATCCATAAGTATGTCGATCTTTTACCCAAACAATATTTGTCTTATACTCGAACCCCCAGCTGTTCATTAGTCTCATTGCATTCTGTAATTGTGGATTTGTTGCCCACATAAATATTACAGCATTTGTATCTGCTAAACTTTTCACATCAATCTGTTCCAGTTCATCAATACTCATTGTTGGGTATTGCCTATTTGCACTCATACTAAATCCAGAATTAGAATATTTCCATGGTGGATCGCAATAAATAACCTGATATTTCCCTTCTGGCAATGGAGGTGTTTGTACACTACATTTTATCAGTAGTTCCATCTAGTCCTCCTCAAGGTCAATGCCAAGCTTAGGTATGACAGCCCCTTCAAAGTCTGGCATGATGCACCAGGTACCCCACTTTGCCGCTCTCCGTACCATCCCCTCGTCCCGCATCCTCCTCAGTAGCCTGGATACCGCACTTTCCTTTTTATCTAGTTCCCTGGCAATCTGCCCCGTCGATAGGGGCCTGCCATCGGCCTCCTGTAACAGTTCCAGGATCTTTCGCCTATCCTCGGTCATTCGAATCTCCCTCGCATCACCCACCAGGGTCCACACCCCGTTCTCGTTAAAGTTTACAATTAGTTCCTGTTCTGGTGCGTCCCTGGATGTAAACTGCAACCTCCCACTATTGTGCCGCCTCTCTCTCTCCAGCATCACCAAGGCATCGGCCACCCCAGAGATACCTACAGAACCCAAGATTCTGTCAAATGGATCAACGGTCCCACTGCCCCTGTACACCGATGACTTCCTGGTATGATGCACCAGCACAATAGCAACCTTTGACCTCTGGGCAAACTCCCGTAGGGTCCCCAGGGCATTGTACACCATGGTGTAATCGTTCAGGTCCACCATGTTCATAAGGGAACCCAGGGTATCAATCACAACCATCTTGGCCCCATGCGATAGGGTAGTATCCAGGATAAATCCCACTACATCATCTACCGTTTTCAGCAGTGGCACATTGTATATGTACTTTATTCCCACCCTATCCATTAGTCCCATCTTTTCTTTCCTCGCCCTCGTCCTTACCACGCTGTCCTCAAGGGCCAGGTACACCACGTTCCCCTTCTGGGCCTTATGCCGTAGGAACTCTGTACCGCCCTGGACCGCATGGCACAACTGGAGGCCCAGGAACGATTTTCCAACCTTGAACGATCCCGCAACAACCGTTAGGCCGACAGGCACCAGGCCCTCAACAACCCACTCAGGGCCATCGAACTTGGCCGACATGATCTCTTCGTCAGTCCAAACTTTTATTCCCTTCAGGTAGGATTTGCCATCAGGTAAATATTTGAGGCGCATCCTCTCCAGGTACAGTTCACTGTCGCTCAATTCGGCCACAGGCTTCCCGTACAGTTCCGGATTCTCCTCCTTCAACCGATCCAGCACCATCAGGGCCCGCCTTACCTCCCCCGGATCGATAGGGGCAACCAGGGCAGGGTCCACCTCTTGCACTTTTATGGCAGGTGTGCTATTATTGCCACCGTCCCACCTGGCGAGGCCATCCATCTTGGAGGCCTCTTTTTTTTGTCTCTTTCCGTTGTTCCTGTAATCACTCATAGAACCTCCTACGAATAGCTAAACATTATACCACCCCGCCGCCACTTTGTGTATAGGCGGCAATAAAAAATGCGCATGATGTAAAAATTGTAAAATTACCCTCATAAGCGTGGAAAAATTGTAAAAATGTAAAAATATATATATATTTATTTATGGCATATATATTTACGATGCTCGTAGTTTTTACATTCGGTTTTTCTGAAATGTAAAAATGTAAAAATCCCTGATCCATTTTTACATCATTTTTACATCATTTTTACATGGTTTTTACATGCATGTTTTCTCTCAACTCTTTATGGCATCGTGAGATAGCTGTAGTTTTTACATTTTTACACGTATAACACCCCATAAAATCCAGATGTAAAATTAACCGTTTTTACATCAATGGCAAAAAATTGCCTGCCTACTTTAATGCCCCTGGCATCCAGCTCCTCATGGCATCGGATGCGGGGGGCAAGCATTCATAAGAGGCCAATCGGCAGGCCTCTGCTCAATAGCCTCCACCTGCCTACCATTTTGCGACCGCATGCGCACAGCCCCCCACCTCGGTTAACGGCCGAAGGCCTGTATGATTTCATCCCCCTATCCCCTCGTTTGCCCCTGGGAATCCTGCCGCCTCCTCTGCTCCCTCTCCCTTCGCTCTCTCAGTGTGATCTTTGCATGGCATTGTTTGCATAATGGTACCAGATTTCCCATGCTCAGGTTGTTGACATTGCCGTCCAGGTGATGCACCTCAGTGGCCCTTCGGATCTTGCATTCCCGACAATATGGCTCAAGTTTCAGTACAACGGCCCGCACCTTGTGCCAGGAGGAACTGTAGCCTCTCTGGGTAGTATTCGGCCTCTCCTTATCGTAGGAGGCCC